AATAGAAAAAGCCGACAAGATATTTCATATATCTGATGTGCATATAAGAACATTAAAACGGCATCAAGAATACCGATCGGTGTTTGAAACCATGTTTAATTATATTAGTACACACAGTACTATTAATAGTATCGCAGTTGTAACCGGGGATATTGTGCACAGTAAATTAGAAATGTCTCCGGAATTGATTCGCATGTTAACAGAGTTTTTTAACAGATTTGATATTCCTACAATTGTTATTCTAGGAAATCATGACATGAATCTAAATAATTCATATCGTGAAGACGCATTGTCGCCAATATTGGATATGATAAATAATCCGAATATATTTTTCGTTAAACAGAATGGATTATTTGAATTTGCTGGAATAACATGGAATCATATGGCAGTCGATGTTGCTCCGGCTAACTATATTAAAGCAGCTGATTTTAATGCAGCATACAGAAAAATTGCTTTACATCATGGCGCGGTTCATTCTGCAAAAACAGATATTGGATATGAAATTTCAAATGAGCATGTAACAACTGAACTATTTAATGGACATGATATAACGTTATTAGGTGATATACATAAACCGAACCAGATATTACAAAAATATAAATATGAAGAGATTGAAGTTGATGAAAGTGATGTTGATGAATATTTAAAAAATGGTTGGCAAATAAAATAATGTTTTTGTTGTATTAGACATATTTATTAGAAAGAGACTAATACAACATAATTAATATGGCAAAACAAACAAAAATATGTGAGGAATGTAAAAAAGAATATTCAACATTCAACTTAAAACAAAAATTCTGTAATAGATCGTGTTATGCAAAAGCCGATTCAAGACGTAAAAAAGAAAAATATGAAAATGAACCACATCACAATATCGGACGAAAAGCTTCTGATTCCGAACGCAAAATGCGAGCAACCCGAACTGCGGAAACATGGCAGAATGATGAATTTCGTAAAAAACGATTAGACGGTTTACAAAAAGCTCGAGAAAATAGTGAATACCCAATTGGATGGTCACCTGCAGCAATTAAAAAACGTAATAAAACAATTAAAGCGATTGGCGTACATAATTTATCGGGAAAGTATGGAACGCGTCAATGCGATAAAACATTTATTGAAAGATATGGAATGACTTCGCATGAATATCGAAATAAAATATTACAAGATGTTAAACAAACAAAACCAGAAATAGAAGTGTTTGAAATATTAACAAATAATAAAATAACATTTGAAACACAATATGAGTTTAAAGGTCGTTCTTTTGATTTTGCAATACTATCTAAAAAGATTTTAATTGAAGTAGATGGTGTTTATTGGCATGGTAAAGATTTAAACGATACTGAATTAAATGAAACACAACAACGTACACGAGAAAATGATATTTACAAAAATATGTTAGTAGAGTCATCAGATTGGACATTAATACGTATTTGGGAAGATGAAATAAAAGATTTTGATTTTAATAAGTTATGAGTAAAAAAATAAAATTATTTAGAAAAAAGCCAGAAGTTAGATATGTTGGAAGCACAATTCAACAAAATCATGGAGAATCATTAGATCATGGAATACTTGTATGGGATATTGAAACGCGTAAGGCAAAATTTGTAGAAATAGAAAATGACTATGGGTATATTACATTTGAAGTAAAAGGAACATCATTAGTTAATTATCCGAGTCGGGTACCAAATAAACCTAGAATACGAATTAAATTCGAAGATACCGATGCCGCTGATATGAAAAAATTCATAACAATGCTTCGATCGAAATATTCGGTACAAGACATATCTGTACAGCGAATTAATAAAAATTCTACGAATAATGATAATGGGTCAATAACGATAGGAAATGTTCGTGATGTTGAATATCAAAATAAGTTAATTACTGAATTTGTAGAAAACAATTATCCTCAAGCAACTTCATATGAAGTAGACGCAATTCGTTATATTAATAGAACTATAAATTCAAAATTACCAATATTAAGTCAAGTACGGCATGTAACATGGACTCCAATATCTTTTCAATTTGAAAACATATTTTCATATGGCCCAGATAATATTGTTGATTTTACTAAAATATCTGACGTAACTGGATTATTTGCACCAAATACTTCTGGCAAATCATCTTTATTGGATGCAATAACATATACTATTTTTGATAAATGTAGTAAAACTAGTAAAGCACATGAAGTTTTAAATAATAAATCTACTAGCTTTAAAGGAATATTTAAATTTCAACTTAACAATATTAATTATACTATTGAGCGTACTGGTATTATGCAAAAATCGGGACATGTTAAAGTTGATGTAGAATTTTATTCGGATATAGAAAATTTAAATGGGGAAGAACGCAGTGAAACAAATAAAAATATTAGAAAATATTTAGGATCATACGATGATTTTATTTTAACTGCATTTTCATTGCAAAACGATAGTAATAATTTCATTGATAAGTCGCAACGAGAACGTAAAGATTTACTTTCGCAGTTTCTAGATATAACGGTATTTGAACAATTATATCGATTAGCATCAGAAGAAATAAAAGAAACTGCCGGCAAACTAAAAGAATATCAAAAAATTGATTTTCCGATTATTATATCAGAAGCCGAAAAAATTATTAATGAAAACAAAGATTATATCATTAGTTGCGAAACTTCTGAATCTATACAAAATAATACTAGAAATGATTTACAAAATCAGATTTTAGAATTAATTGAATCAAAATATCCAACCACATATACTGGACCTTCAATTACGGATCTAAAAAACGAAGAAACGAAACTAATACAGAACATCGAAACATTGCAATCTAATTCTGAAATAAAAGAAACAGAAATTGAAACGTTAACAAAAATAATTAAAGAAGATAAAAAGAAACTAAAAACATATGATATTAAACAATTACAAGATAAATCGATTGAATTGTTTAATTTAAAACAGGAACTAGTTGATTTAGAAAAACATATTAGTACTACACAAAGGATAGTCAATGAAAAAGAAACACAGATTAAACATTTGGCAGATCATCAATACGACCCAAATTGCCAATACTGTACATCTAACGTTTTTGTTCAAAGCGCAACAAAAGCAAAGGATACGATTACCAATGATCAAAAATTATTAACGGAACTAACTGAAACAAAATTAGAGTTACTGGAAAAAATTAAATCGTATTATGAATATGAAATAAAACTATCTGAAGCTCAAAATTTAGAAACAAAAATTAAAACAATTAATGCTGTTAAGTTAGAAAAAAACGAATTGTTGTTACAGATTATTGAAAGTGATTTACAAACTAAAGAATCTGAATTAGAAACAAATCAAGAACGGCAAGAACATTTCTTTAAAAACAAAACAGCGATAGAACAAAATTCTGTTATTGACTTGAAAATACAAGAAATTAAACAACAACTAGTTGATATTGATACTGAATTAAAGTTAATAACAAATAACATAAAAAGCAAATATGGTGGAATTGAAGTTGCTAAAACAAAAAAGTTAAATGCATTGACTCAATTAGAAACATATAAAAAGTTAGAAACTGAATATAAGGCGTATGAATATTATTTAGAAGCAGTTAAACGCAATGGTGTGCCATATGAATTAGTAGCAACCGCATTGCCGAAAATTGAATCTGAGATTAATAACGTTCTTAATCAGATTGTAGAATTTAATATTGTTTTACAAACAGATGGAAAAAATATTAATGGTTATATCGTGTATGATGAAGATAATAGTTGGCCATTAGAATTAACATCTGGCATGGAACGATTTATTTCTTCATTAGCTATACGAATTGGATTAATTAATGTTTCAGCGTTACCTAGGCCAAATTTTATTGCAATTGATGAGGGGTGGGGAAGTTTAGATGCTGATCATTTAGCTTCTGTAGTTAATCTGTTTGAATACTTAAGAACAAAATTTGATTTTTCAATTATTATCTCACATGTAGATTCTATGCGGGATATGGTAGACAATTTATTAGAAGTTAATAAAATTGATAGTTTTAGTAAAATTGTCCATACATAACATATTATTATGAAATGGTATTTATTATAAATTGATATTATTGGTATGAAACGAAAAACAGCTGTTAAACAAAATTTAGAAAACATCCCAGTATATATTGAAGATTCATCTTTACTGTCTACTGAATATTTTCAAATATCAGAATTTCCTACAAGATTAACAGCTGGAAAAAACTTAATAAAACTTCGAGGGAATCCAAATTCATTGAAAATTGGATCTGACGTTAGAATTGAAGTATTAGATTATAACGGCGATCCTATATATGCTGAAATTATTAATTATATCGATGAAGATAAGTCCCGGGTAGTTTCGATTTATATTTATGAAGATACTTCGCCAGGGGATGCAACAATAATTATCATAGGCGAATCATCTAATGTACCGATTGAATGGAAAAATAAAATTAATTTACGTTGGACAAGAACAATACCAGTAAACCCAATTGCTCCAAATGTTTCAGAAATTATATTTGAACAAGATCCTACAATTGTTATCCAAGAACAAGTAGGAGTGCAATTGGATCGTAGTTATTTGATAAGCCAATTTCCTCAATATTCTACTGGGACAATTGAATATCAATATCAAAATAAAACGCCAATTGCTATATTAAATAGTGGTAAATTTATATCGGACATGGTAGGCGGAACATTAACTGTTACCTCACCACAAAATTTATCTCCTACGCCATTAAATAACATAAGCAATACAACTTATACAACTACAATAAAAAAAATATTATCAGATCATTCTGCGATACTAAATACGCCGTACATTGGATATAGTAGCCAGAGTTTATCTCAACATACTTATACTTCGTTTTCTCCATCATCTTATACAATTGATTATGAAGAAACTCCGACATATGTCCCGACTCAAAATTCGCAATCCTTTGCATTAGTTGAAATAAAA